GCTACCGCAGCAGTATCCGCAGGGCAAACCGTTATATCTGGTGGAGATTTTGAAGACGTACTCAAAAGTGCAGGGCTGTCGTTTGTCGGATCAACCGCCGCACAAAAGCTGGGTAATGCTAAAGCAGCTTATGAAACTCTTGCCGCTGCTGGCCCCGGCGCAGCATCCTTAGCCGCACAAGCGCTAACAGAATACAACACGGCAAAACTTTTATACGCAGCAGCCCAAGTAGGTTCTGGTGCTGTAAGCGGTAATCTTGGTGCGGGGGTGCTTGCAGCTTTTGGCCCTGATCTAACCACCACTGCTCTCAACAAGGTAGGACTTACCCCCGAACTGCTTGACAGAGCAGGTGTAAACCAAGACTTGTTAGTGAATGGTTTGGTCAGAACCCAAGTAGCCTTAACGCAAGGTATCGAGCTTGAAGATGCTTTATCTATAGGCTTAGGGCAGTACGTCCTGTCTGGTGGCGGTATAGCAGGCATAAACAAAGACACCTTCTTCGAGAAAATGGGCGAGGTGTTACGCGGCACTGGTGAAGCTATAGGTGGTCTGTTCTCACCAAGTCAAGCGGATATAACTGCCGCAGCGGGGGGTATTGATTATCAGTTTGAAGGTTCTGAAGGTATAGCAGGGCTAACTAGAGCACAACAAGACTTAGAACGTGAGGAGTTTTCTGATCTTCTAGGCGAAGATGAATATATACGTAAGTACGGTATTGCTGCCTTTAATAGGGAAGCGGCAAGAGCCGCAGAAATGTCTGAAGTATTAGGAGGCTACAAACCCCGTGGGTTGGTCGATGAAGATGGACTTCCTATATTTGAAGATGTCAATGGGTTGTTACTTAAGTTTAAGGAAAAACCTTCTTTGTGGGCTAATATTTTTCGTACCACTAGAGACATACCGCAAGAACAAAAACTTGATCTTGCTAATGAAATTATAGATGCCCCGCAGTTCCAAAAATATCTTGACGCGGCGGGGGTTTCTTTAGCGGACAGGTTAGACCCACGAAGCACACTTAACACTTTACTTGGACAGTCTTTTGGAGAAGAAGCCCCCACTACACCGCTTAATTTTGAAGCAGATTCTCGAATTGCAGACCCCAATGTCTCTGTAGCAGATACTTTTGTTGCTGATGGCGTAATTGAATTAGATATTGAAGGTACGAAATACACCACGGAACAATTTTTGCCCGGAGTGACTCCAGAAGCTAGAGCAGCGTCTATTGGGTTAGCAATAGATCAAATAGCTGAGTCTATGGCTCGCAGAGCTGGCGGTAACGCCTCTCCCGCAGATTTCCGCTTAGATGCTATAAACGCCTATGTAGAGCTGCGTGGTGAAGGTTATAGCCATTTAAGGTTGCTAGAAGAGTCTGGTGTGGAGCTTACTGGCAGACTTGTAGATGCTGTATCTGCGTTGGATCTCGATGAACTTGCAAAGTTACGTAACAGTGACCCAGAAGCGTACACAAACAAGTTAGGTCGTGCCGACTCTGCTACAGGCAATAAAGAAAGCGCTGAATACGTCAAAGAGAACGGCGTAGAAAGCGCGACTGACGGCATTAGCGTTTACGAAATAGCTGAAGACGCTGTAGAAGCCGCTAATAATGTGGCTGAAAACATCTTACCCGCGATGCTTGCTTCTGGCATGGACGAGACAAAAGCCCGTGAGCTAGCCGCTAATTTGGAAGCGGGTGCAATTAACACCACTGCAAACATGATCCGTGCGGGTGCGGGTTTTACCAAAGCCATGTTGGGGCTTACTTACCTATTTGGGGCACGCCCAGATGACTTAGAACTTGGTCAATACGTAAATAAACTTCTTGAACTTGGCGATTCTGCGAATACCGAAGGATACCAAGCCCGCGTTAAAGACATGTGGGGGACAATACAAGAAGCAGAAGGGTTCTGGGGCACTACTCAAGCATGGACAGACGCACTTGCTGACGACCCAACTATCATGCTGGCTGAACTTGCAGGGGTAGAGCTTTTCCAAGAAATCGGCCCTTTACTTGTTGGTGGTGGTGCAGGAGTAATAGCGAAGGGCGCTGCGTTATCCGCAGCAAAAATTGCAGGGAAAGGCGCGGTATCCGCTTCTGCTAAAGTTGCAGCAACTCAGATTGGTACGAGGGCTGGTTTGACTACCGCCGCTGCTACCGACGCTAGCGAGGCTTTTGGGGGTAGCGCTGACGGGGCTTATGACGAGGCGTTTGATGCGAAACTAAAGCAGTTACGAGAAAACAACGAAGCCACAGTAGCTCTTATGCAATCCGCCGGTATACCTATCGGCAATTTAGTTGACCAGAATGGTCTATTTCCGGGGCAAATGGATGAGATCCACAAGTTTGCCCATGATGCTGCAATGATTAGCGGTGGTACCGCTACGGTGCTGTCGCTTGCATCTTTTGGTTTGGGTGGCGAGGCACTAGACAAACTCTTACTCGGGGGTAAAAAAACCACCTTAAACCCAAAAATGGAGGCTTTGGCTAAAGAGCTAGGTGATCGTGTCAATGCTGGAGACGCTCTCGTTACAGGGCTGCGGGCTGCAAAAACTGCGGGTAAAGAAGGGATTTTTGAATACGGAGAAGAAGCACTAACTGGGACAGCGTTAGAGGCTACTCTAACTTCTACAGATCCAAACCGCGACTGGGGCGCTGCAATAGCTTCTGCCGGTGCGGGAGGTCTTATTAGCGGCACCGCAGTTACATCGGCTTTGTTAGGTGTTGATGGCGCACGAGATGCTTTGGCTGGGGCTGTACGCTCTACTCATGCAGGTATAAATGCCACAATAGAAGGCGCTAAGAGGGGGCTGATTAATGATGCACAGGCTAAAGCGGCCTTAGCAGAATTTGGTATAGCCAGTGATGAATACGGCGGTCTACAAACCACCCTATTAAATGATGCGTTTGACGCGGATTACACCACATATACCGAATCCAAAGATACGTTCCAAATTGAAAACCCTGATTACGCCCCCACTGAAGCGGACATACTTGGTTTTACCGGCGACATCGCTGAAGATAGGTTAGCTGCTAGCGTTGCAGACTTAGTAGACCGCAGCTATATCGACGCACAAGAAGCCATAGATGCCGCAGCGCTTGAAGGTCTGACATTAACTAACGAGCAGGTCGCTCAGTACGTACGCCAAACCGAGTCTGGGCAAGCCGAGGCTGCGCTTAACAGCTTACGTTCTGATGTTTTCGACCCGATGTATGTCACTAACCGAGAAGCTAGGGATTACTTTACTGACATTGGGTATACACCTACACAAGAAGACTTGGCTGAGTTTGTAGGTAAGTCAGAAAAGTACGCTTCAGACAATGTGACTGAATACTCTGAAAACATGTTAATGCTTCAGCTAGACGGGCTGCTTGGTAATCCAAACACAACGCCTTTGCAATTAGACAGTCTGCTAGACCAGATTGAATCAATCAACCCAGACTCTACTGCCCGTACGGATTCTGGCATTGACGATGACGGTAGCTTACTTAACCCAACGCCAGATCCTGTAGACGATCCTGTAGTCGATCCTGTAGTCGATCCTGTAGTTGATCCTGTAGTCGATCCTGTAGTCGATCCTGTAGTCGATCCTGTAGTCGATCCTGTAGTCGATCCTGTAGTCGATCCTGTAGTCGATCCTGTAGTCGATCCTGTAGACGATCAAATAGCTGCGTTGTCCGACCAGCTAACAGAGTCTGAGCAGCAGCTTAATGACCGTATAGATCAGCTACAAGGAGAGGGTAAGACTCGTGATGAAGCATTGGCGCAGGCTATTAGCGAGCTTGCAGGTCAATTGGGCACAACAACACAAACTCTGCTAGACATCATAGGGGACTCTGAGTCTTCCTTACGAACAGACTTTAGGGACGAACTAGCTGTCCTAGAGACGATTGTATCTGAGGATATGGCTAATCTTGAGACAAGTATCCTTGGCAAGATGGCTCAGTACCAAGCGGAAGGGCTTTCTCGGGATGAAGCACTAGCCAAAGCTATTGAAGATGTGTCTCAAGACATGCTTACCCTCGAAACAAGTTTCCTTGGCAAGATGGATCAGTACCAAGCAGAAGGGCTTTCTCGGGATGAAGCACTGGCTAGGGCCATCGAAGAGGTGTCCACAGAGCTAGGTACAACAAAGGCAGAGCTGTTAGACGTTATAACAAACTCTAACCTCACCATACGAGAAGACTTCAAAGACGAATTAGCTAATCTGAAGACAAGTTTGCTTGGGGATATGTCGAACCTTGAGACAAGCATTCTCGCTAAAGTGGCTGAATACGAAGCAGCAGGGCTTTCTCGTGATGAAGCGTTAGCGCAGGCTATTGATGAGCTTGCTGGTGATCTAGGTACGACAAAAGAATCCCTAATAGACGTTATAGCGAACTCTGAACTTACCATACGAGAGGATTTCAGGAACGAGTTAGTCGATCTGAAGGCAAGTTTGGTTGGGGATATGTCCAGCCTTGAGACAAACCTTCTTGAGAAGATAGCAGAGTATGAGGCAACAGGGCTTTCTCGTGATGAAGCGTTAGCACAGTCCATTGCAGATGTATCCGCAGAGCTAGGTACAACAGAAGAAAACCTGCTGGACACTATAGCGGACTCTGAGCTTGCCATACGAGAAGACTTCAGGGATGAGCTAACTACCCTAGAGACAAGTTTGTCCGAGGACATGTCGAATCTTGAGGCAAACATACTCGATAAAGTAAATGAGTATGAAAATGCAGGGCTTTCTCGGGATGAGGCATTATCGCAGGCTATTGACGACCTTGCCGGTGATCTCGGTACAACAAAAGAAAACCTGTTAATCACCATAGCAAATTCCGAACTTGCTATACGAGAAGACTTCAAGGGTGAGCTGACGGGCCTAAAGGCAAGTTTACTCGGAGATATGTCGAATCTTGAGGCAAGCATCCTTGATAGAGTAGCTGAATACGAAGCAGCAGGACTCTCTCGGGACGAAGCACTGGCCCAAGCTATCGAAGCTGTGTCGGGAGAGCTAGGCACAACAGAGCAAAACCTGTTAGACGTTGTAGAGGACTCTGCACTTGCCGTACGGGAAGACTTCAGAAATGAGTTGACTACCCTAAAGACAAATCTATCTGAGGAAATGTCCAACCTTGAGGCGAACCTCCTTGGGAAAATGGCCGAGTACGAGAACGCAGGGCTGTCTCGTGATGAAGCGTTAGCCAAAGCTATTGAGGACGTATCTGGAGAACTAGGTACAACAGAGCAAAACCTGTTAGACAGAATAACGGACTCCGATCTTGCCATACGAGAAGACTTCAAGGGTGAACTAGAAAGTTTGCAGGCAGACCTATCCGAAGGTATGTCCAACATCGAGGCGAACCTCCTTGGAAAGATGGCTGAGTATGAGAACGCAGGACTCTCTCGTGATGAAGCACTAGCTAAGGCCATCGAAGATGTATCTGGAGAGTTAGGTACAACAGAACAGAACCTGCTAGATAGGATAACGGACTCTGATCTCGCCATACGGGAAGACTTCACAAACGAGTTATCTGCCTTACGAACAACTCTATCTGAAGATGTATCTAACCTTGAGACAAGCCTCCTTGAGAAGATGGCCGAGTATGAGGGTGCAGGACTTTCCCGCGATGAAGCGTTAGCGCGGTCTATTGCAGATGTATCTGGAGAACTAGGTACAACAGAGCAGAACCTGTTAGACAGAATAGCGAATTCCGACACTGCCATACGGGAAGAGTTCAAGGATGAGATAGACAATTTACAGGCAAGTCTAGCTGGAGACGTAGCTAACCTTGAAGCAAACCTTCTTGAGAAGATAGCGGGGTACGAGGCGGCGGGACTTTCTCGGGATGAGGCACTATCGCAGTCCGTTGCAGATGTATCCGCAGAGTTAGGTACAACAGAGCAGAGCCTGTTAGACAGGATAGCGGGTTCTGAACTTGCCATACGAGAAGATTTTGGAACCGAGTTAGCTAACTTACAGGCGAGCTTATCTGGGGATGTAGCTAACCTCGAAACAAACCTTCTTGAGAAGATAGCCGAATACGAAGCAGCGGGGCTTTCCCGTGATGAGGCATTAGCTTTAGCTATCGAAGATGTATCTGGAGACGTAGCTGGCCTTGAGACAAATCTACTTAACAAAGTAGCTGAATACGAAGCAGCAGGGTTGTCGCGTGATGAAGCACTATCCAGAGCTGTTGCGGATGTATCTGGTGACGTAGCCAGCCTTGAAACAAACCTCCTTGATAAGATAGCGGAATACGAAGCAGCAGGGTTGTCTCGTGATGAAGCACTAACTAAAGCTATCGAAGACGTGTCTGGGGATGTAGCTAACCTTGAGACGACCCTACTTAATAAAGTAGCAGAATACGAAGCAGCGGGGATGTCCCGTGATGAAGCACTAGCCAAGACTGTTGACGAGCTTGCTAGTGATCTAGGTACAACAAAAGAAACCTTACTAGATGCCATAGCGGACTCTGAGCTTTCTGTACGAGAAGACTTCAAGGGCGAGTTAGCTGATTTACAGACAAGCCTATCTGGAGAAGTAGCTGGCCTTGAAACAAACGTCCTCGACAAGATGGCTGAGTACGAGGCAGCAGGGCTTTCTCGGGATGAAGCATTAGCTAAAGCTATCGAAGATGTGTCTGGGGATGTTGACGCCACAACACGTACCCTTCTGACGAAGATTGACGAAGCTGAACAAGCAGGTGCCGACAGAGATACGGCACTGCGTACCTCTATATCCGACCTTGCTAGCGAGCTTGGCGTTACCGAAGAAACTTTACTTACACGTATCGGAGAGTCTGAAGAGTCCCTACGCGCTGCAATCGGTGAAACTGAAGCTGATTTGTTGCGTGCAATTAGCGGCGCTGAGGGTGCACTGACTGCCGAAATTGAAGCGGTAGCGGAGCTTGTAGGTAAGCCTGCTTCTGAGGTGACTGATGCGGATATTGACTTTGTTGCTGACCTTATCGCACAGCAAGAAGCGATCAACGACCCTGCTACGTACACACAAGAACAGCTAGCCTATGACGTAACAGGTGACGGTGTAGTAGACCAAGCTGACCTAGACCTCCTGCAACAAGCTAGAACAGGGCAAGATGTACTGTTTGACCTTGACAGTATGTTCGCTCCTACGGGCCTATACGCCGCACAGCAGCAGACGCAACAAGCGCTACAGCGTCAGATGGAGCAGCAACAACAGCAACAGATTCAGACGCAACAGGAACTGCAACAGCAGCAAGAGCTACAGCAACAGCAGCAGATGCAGCAGCAAATGCAGTCGCAGCAGGCAATACAGACTCAAATCGCACAAGAAGGGGAGCAGGCTCGCCGTAGGGATCTGTTAGGCCAGATCATGGGTGCCGCAGACATAACAGGACAACAAGTTACAGTAGATCAATCTCCCTTGGCACAGATCGACTATCTGTATGATTTTGGTAGTATATTCGGGCCGCAACAAAGAGCGTCTATGTTCCCTACACCGTACGGCACAATCGAACGAGGGCCAGTTCAACCGACTACACGGCCTAGACTGCCGTTTGGACGTAAACGTGGAGGTATAATTGATGCAAACGACGAACTATTACGGATTATTGGAGAAAGCTAATGAGCTGGTGGACTGATCTTACATCTGGCGTGTCCGGTGCTTTTACCGATACTGGAAATGAAAACACGTTTTTAGGGGGCGTTGGTGATTTTTTTCGTTCTGATGTTGGTAGTCTTATTGGAACCGCAGGGCTTGGAGCTTTAGCCACTAAGACTGGAATCATGGACACTAAAACGCCTGTAGTTGGCTACCAAGGAAGCATTCCAGAGTATGAGGCCGTGCGAGAGCGCGTACCTATGCAGGCAGACCCTAACCGTAGGCCCGGATCTGCTGGTAGAAGATACTTCAGTGATGTTCAGTACGCTGACCGTCCTGAACGTCAGTCTATGACAGTAGAGCAAGCACGGCAAAAAGCCCAAACACAAGCGCAAGGGCTAGCTGGAATGGCTGCTGGCGGTGCTATTGGCATGAACAAAGGGTACTACTTAGGTGGTATTACGGATGGTATGGCTGATAAGATTCCAGCTACTATTGATGGTAGACAAGAAGCACGCCTTAGCGATGGGGAGTTTGTCATACCTGCGGATGTGGTGAGCCATCTAGGTAACGGTAACTCCGATGCCGGTGCAAATCAGCTACACCAAATGATGACCAGAGTACGTAAAGAACGCACGGGTAACCCGAAACAGGGTAGGCAAATCAAACCTCAGAAGATGCTACCTGCATAAAGGTAATGACTATGTATAAATATAACACTGGTGGTGATGTAACTGTTCCCGCAGATCCGAATGTAGGTCAAGAAGTAGGTAGATCAGGTGCACTTGCGGAGTTTGCTGGCCCCTATGTCACAGAAATGCTGGGTAGAGGGCAAGCTCTTTCGGAACAACCTTACCAGTCCTACATGGGGCCGTTGTCTGCTGGAGCATCTGACGTACAGCAACAGGCGTTTACAGGACTAGCTAGCCTAGCTGTACCCACCACCCCCGCTACATTTGATGCTGCTACTGCTCAACAGTATATGAACCCTTATACAGAAGCAGCTCTTCAGCCTCAGCTACAGGCGGCACAGCGTGAAGCGGATCGTGTGCGGTTGGCTAACGCTGCTAGGATGCAGCAGGCCGGAGCTTTCGGCGGATCTCGTTTAGGTTTAGTAGAAGCAGAGGGTAACCGTGCGCTACTAGAGAACTTAGCAAATATCCGTGGAACAGGTTACTCGCAAGCGTATCAACAAGGTCGGGAGCAGTTCGCTCGTGATAGAGGGTATGGATTAGAGGCGCTAGGTGCTCAACGTGTTGGCGGGGCTGAACAACGTGCTATTGAACAAGAAGGCATAGCGCAAGACTACGCGCAGTTCCGTGAAGAACGTGATTACCCTTATAAGCAGGTTCAGTTCCAGCAGTCGCTGCTACAAGGATTGCCGATTGCAGCGCAAACCTACAGTTACTCTCAGCCCAGTACACTATCTACCATGCTGGGCAGTGCGGGGGGTGTCAGTGAACTTCTTAATCTGTTTGGTGGTGGCGGTGGCGGCGGTGGCGGCGGTGGTGGAACTCCACCCATAATACCCAACACAGGAGCATTCACAGATGCTCAAGGAAACACGTACGTAGACGGTGTACTACAAGGTACAGGAGTCTCTTAATGCTTAATTCACGAGGTTTGGGCGAGCAGGTACAGCGTAAGAAAGAAGCGTACCAAGGCAACCCACAGGCACTACAGCAGCAGTACCAAAAGAGTCAGCAATTAGTTGACCTTCTTGCGCTACAGCAGCTTAAAACAGAGAAAGAAGCCGCTGCCCGTAACATGCAGATGCAGATGCAGCAGAACCCTGCCACGATTGCACAGCAGCGTGAGCAAGAAGTGCTTGGCATGATTAAGCAAGAGCAAGGCCGAAAGCTAGGCGACGTTGCACAGCGCACTGCCGGTACGCTAGGGCAGATCAACAAAAGAGCGCAGCAGAACGTACAGCGCACTGCCAAGCAAGGTTTACCCTCTATAGGTGGCCCACAAAGACCCCCCGCAAACGCCCCACAAAAGCCCGCTATGATGGCTGGTGGCGGTATTGTTGCATTCCAAGAAGGCAGTAAAGGGCCAATATCTGCGGTATCTGAGGAAGAGATTAGGGAGTATCTTGCTCGGTTCAACCAATTAGATAACCCCAGAAACAGGGAGATGGCTAAAGAAGACATCCTCAAAGTCAGAGCGCAAGAAGCCAAATCTGCTGCTAGAACACAAGCGTTAGCGGGTAAAGCGCCCGGAGCCGAATCGCGTCGAGCGCAACGTCAGTTTGCAAAAGAGTACGACCCTACAGCAGCGTTAGGTGGCCCCCCAAAAACAGAGCCATCTGCGGCACCTACTGAACGCACAATACCTGATATGGGCGGTATGGGTGTACTAGCTCCCCAACTCCCCAAAGTTGAACCCGATGCTACGAAAGGGCAAGGTCTTGAAGCTCTAGGGTTAGCTCCACCTACACCTCCACCTACTGTTGTAGGCACGGAGCGTCAGGATATAGCGCGAACTCTTATGAGTGAGATGGGCGTCAAACCCGAAGGGACTCGTGAAGAAGCTAGAGAAGCCGCTGAAGCCCGTACCAAGGGTATTCTTGAAGCCGCTATCGGTAGAGAAGAAGGTAAGTTAGGGCCGAAAGAGTCTCAACTACAGCGTATGCAAGACCTACAAGCGCAACAAACAGACCCTGATAAGTTACGTAGAGAGCGCCTTACAGCGGGTCTTCTGGGTGCTGCGGGTCGAGGTAGCACTACCCTAGCTGGATTCGGCGCAGGCGTATTTAATCAGCGTACCCAGCAAGAAGCCGCTGCACGTAAAAACTTGACGGATCAGTTTGGTATTGAAAATGAGAAAATTCAGCTTGATCTGGATATAGCAGGTTCTCAGATCCAATCGGGTCAGGATGCCGTTGAGCTTCTGGGTAAAGACCAGCGAGCCGCTGTTGCCGCAGTTCAAAGTGCCGCAGCGGATGACGTGAAGATGGCTATTGCTGAAGGTGATCGTAAGTTTGATGCCGACATACAGGGAGCTAAGACTAAGCTCGAACTGTTCTTGAGCCAGATGGAAGACCGCCGTGCCGCAGCGGAACGAGCAGAGGATAAAGAACTGGCTTACACGCAGCTAGCGGTTGAGTTCTTGCAGGGGAAGAGGGAAATGGAGAAAGAGATTATGGGCGATGCTGGGTTTGATATGGCCGATAGTCCGGAGGAGGTTACTGCTGCTATAAAAAGGCTTGAAACCATGACTGTTCAATTCCATCAAATGCTAGAAAAAGGGAACATAAACGACTTTGAAGAGTTCCTTCAGAGGCGTATAGGTGCAATAAGTGGTAGTGGTAACGAAACTCCAAGCGGCATAGACGTGAATCCTGATTTAACAGCCCTTGTAGATAGGTATGCACAGTAAGTCCGTATGCCAGTAGTACCAAGAGAGAAAGTTTATCGGGCGTACCGCAACGCTCTAGCTGCTGGGGATACAGAAGCTGTAGACGCGCTAAGGGGTGTTTTAGTAGGGCGTACTACCCCTCTCCCTACCAGCGCACCACGAGAAACCGGCATATTCGAGGACATTACCTCTGGATTCGGTGCGGGTGTTGTCGGTGTAGGTGAGATGGCTGCACTCGGTCTCGCTGCGCCACTGGAAGAAGAAAGCGAACTAGCTGCACGCGAGCGTATTCAGTCTATTGCGGAGTCTTTCCGTCCCGAAGGCGGTGACTCAGAATCTATTACCTACAAACTAAGCTCCGCGCTTGGTTCCGTTGCTGGCCTTGCTTCTATACCTGTTGCCGCTGGTATAGCTGGTGCCCCCGGTGCTGCGGCTTTGGGTCTTGGTGCGTTAGCTGCCGGTGCTGCCGGTGCTGGTGAGGCGAGTGAGCGTGCTCGTGCCGCTGATACTACAGAGCAAAAACGTGGTGAAGCCACCGTACGGGGCACAGTAATCGGTTTGCTAGACATACTCCCCGTTGCAAAAGTAGTTAAGTTCGCTGATCTACCTACGCTAAACAAGCTAGTTGACAAGATACCGCCTGAGAAGGTCGAAACCATTGGCGAACGTATCTACAGCGCGGGTGTGACAGGTGGGTTTGAGGGTGCACAGGAAGCTGCATCCAACATACTGCAAAATCTTAACGAGCAAGAATACAACGCTGCTGCTGAGACGTTTGGCGGTACCGCAGAAGAAGCTGCATTAGGCGCTGGAGCCGGTGCTATTTTACAGGGTCTTGTTGACCTGTTCGCCCCACGCAGAGCCGGTAAGACCATTGGTGATGCTGTTGAAGAAGCTGAAGCCGAAGGGCAACTTGAACTGTTTGACGACGCAGAGGAGCGTACTCCTGAGATAGATGAAGTCATAGACGACATAGATCAGGAAGAACGAGACAGGCTGTTTGAGGAAGAACGTACAGCCGAAGTAAGCCCTGACCAAATATCACTGCCGGGGCTAGAGCCAGAACGTGTTGGGCCACAGTTGCGAGGTCTACCTGCACCAGAAGGTGAAACTATTGCTGGTGAGACGTTAGCTGTAACGCCTGAAGGCGATGTGTTAGGTAGACAAGAAGCCTTAGACCGAACCAACTTACGTGATAGAGAACAACAGATCACTGAAGAGCCAGTATCTGACGAAGCGCGGACAGGTAGAGAACGTGCTGAGATTGCTCAACGAGAACAGCCTGACCTATTTCCGACTGAACTTGCTGTAGCAGAAGGAGCCGCAGTAGCGCCAGAAGCAGAACCAACACCCGAATCGCGTCCTGTCACAGAAGAAGACCTCACTACCGCTGGGTTTGCGCCGAATGCTGCTATACGCAGACGTGTTATAGGTAAAGACTTAGATGACCCAGAAGTCCGGGTTGAGCTAACTAACGAAGCTAACCGTCTAAAATCTCAAAAGGTTCGACGTGGCGTTACCCGATTGCTAGAAGGAGTACCTAGTGAGCAACGTGATCTACCTACCCCGCGCAAAAGAGAACCTGTCGCAGCAAGAAGTAGAACAGGCGATGAAGCTGATCTACGAGGCGTGGGAGTCCCTACAAGACGTGCGGATACCGTGGAACCTGCTGCACTTGTCGGAGAACCAGTGGGAGATGCTGGAAGAGGCGTTGGACGACCTGTTTCTGGAACGAGAAAACAGCGTGGTGCACTAGCCCGAAAGGTTACTTCGGCAGTAGCCAAGGCTAACGCAGCCCGAACTGAAGTAGCTAAAGCCGAAGAAGCTGCAACAGTAAAACCAACGCAGGCTAACCAACGTAAGTTGGCTCGTGCTGAGAAGAAGCTACAGAAAGTTACTGAAGAAGGTATAAAAGCCAACGAACAGCTTGCCGATGTAGATACGCAAGTCATACCTCAAGAGACTGTGGACGCCCAACGCCGTGCAGAGCGGGCTATGTCCGCCACTGCCGCAGCCACACCAGCTACCGTAAAAGAGGTTTTGACGAAGGAACCTACACCCGCCCCGGCAGAACCTACTGTAGAAGAGCCTACGGCGGACGTAGATCTACGTGCCCCAGAGGAAAAAACTGCCGACAAGCAAAGTCTTTTAGCTGAACGTCGTGCAGAAAGAGACAGGCTCGTAAAAGAAGAAGGTCTCAGTAAAGCAGACGCTATGCGTGTCGCATCCGAACAAGTCCTCAACGCACCTCCAAGAGACTACACCGAGGTGTTGGATGCTTCACTGCCTGACACTGTAAAACGTGCGGTACGTAACAACGAACTACGTCGAGCCTTACTAGAGCTATCTAACAAGTCAGACGATAAGTTCATCAAGCGAGTAGCTGGCCGTCTGGCTAAACTCACTGGTGACACCAAGATAATGACCGTGCCCCCAAGCCAGTTGGGTACAGTAGACGGTAAACAGGTTGACGGACGGTTCATAACCGCAGACAACACAATCGTACTGAATAAAGACTACACAGATGTGTATGTCCTACTGCACGAGATGGCGCACGCTGCAACGATTAGCACTCTGAAGAACCCGTCACACCCGACTACTAAGAAGCTGATAAAGCTGCATGAGGCTAGCAAAGAGTACCTACGTAACTCTTATGGGTCTAAGAACGTAGCAGAGTTTGTCGCTGAAGCCTTTACTAACCCCACCTTCCAAGGTGAGCTAGCTCGAATCAACCCAGACGGTAGGCCGCTTAGTGTCTGGCAAGAATTTATCCGCGTGGTATCTAACTTCCTCGGGCTGGGCAAAGAACGTGGTACTGCACAGCGTGAAGCCCAACAGTTAATTGAAGACATACTGGCACCTGCCGCCAAGCACCGTGGTGCTCCTCTCTTAGCATCTATGACCGACCCTGCTGGCGTACGTAGAGTAGAGGAAGGACTCAAGGACGCCCTACCTAAAGGGCCGATAGAGCGTGCAAAAGAAAGAATAGTTGGCGAGTACGGTGCACTCACAGCAGGGCAGAAAAACACCGGACTAAAACGCAAAATACTTGGTCTCTTACCTAACAACGCCGTCGAAGTAGAGCTTGAAAGGGCAGGTGTAGTCGGTGTTAATAAGGTTTTCGCTGCTATAGAAAACCAACGTGGTGGCCTAACTACCGCAGAGCAAGCGGTCAGAAACAACCTACAACCTATACGAGAGTGGGCTGCTAAACAGTCTGGAGAAACGATTAAGGCGTGGAATAACTTGATCTACGACAGTACCGTTGACCAAGTAGATCCAGAGCTAACGCCACAGCAAGCACAAAAACGGTACGGCAACCAGCCCGTAGACGGCACTAAGCAGCTAAAAATAGACCGCTACAAAGAACTACGGGCGGTCTACAACAGCAAGATGGTTGGTGCCGAGGGTAGGAAGAACTACGCCGCTTTGCGTAAGCTATATAAAGATCAGTACGACCAACTTAATGACACGCTGCAAAATCGTATTGACGGACTGCCCATAGCAGAACAAGCGAAGACCAACCTCAAGAACGGTCTATACGCTAAGATGTTAGAGGCGACTAAGCTGGAGCCATACTTCCCGCTGACTCGTACCGGCACGTACTTCCTGTCTGTGAAGAACCCCAAGGAAGGCGCGGACTCTGCCGTGTTTGCATACGAGAACGCTGCGGAACGGTTCAGGGCAGCGGAAGCCTACGAAGCAGAAGGTTACGGAGTATCGACGTTCAGCCCTAGTGACAAAGCCTCCTACGAGGACGCGCCCTCTGGTTCTTTTGTCTCCAGCATACTGGGCATTATGAAGGTGAACAAAGTAGACCCAGAGGTTCAGGAACAGATAACACGTTTGTTTATTGAGTACCTGCCAGAGTCTTCTTTCGCTAAGTCACTGCTTCGACGTAAGGGCACTGAAGGTTATGATGTAGATGCTGTGGAAGCGGCACGTACGAAGGCTTTTGATCTGGCACGGCAGGTAGAGCGCATTAAGAACTCACGGCTAATCGACAACGCCGTACAAGAGATGCTTGAAGCCAACCCTAAAATGGCAGATGCGAACAGCCCAGAAATCGAAGAGGTAAAAGACCGCGCTAGATTTGCCGTCAATCCGCCACTGGACAGTTTCGCTAAGAACGCAAACCGTATGGCATTCATGTGGACTATCGGCTTCAACGCCTCGTCTGCGCTGGTAAACTTGTCGCAGATACCGTTGTTCGCATACCCGATGCTGGCAGGTAAGTATGGGTTCGGAGCCACACGAACCGCTCTAAGCGGTGCTACTAAGTTGTTTATGGGTTCTCCAATGAACAAGGACATAGCTACTTTAGTCGGGGACGCAAGAACGCCACGGTCTGTAAGAGAAGCGCTACGTAAAGGTGACCTCAACGCAGCGAGAGAAGCCCTCAAAGACAAGGCATTACCATCGCTGGATAACTACTATACGTTCTCCCGCGACAAAGATGGCCGAGTCACTTACGAAGTACGTAAAGACCTAGACCTCGATGCAGCGCAAACAAAGGAATTGAAAGACCTTCTACCGTTGATGGAGCTTGCTTCTAGGCGGGGGCAGCTTAACTCGTCGTTCATTGCCGACACACTCAGCACGAGTCAGGCGGGGCGTAAGATGTCTAAGATGGACGCGGTGACAAACGCTTCGGCTCTTATGTTCCATGAAGCAGAAGTAATGAATCGTCAAGTTACGATGGTGGCAGCGTATAAACTCGCACTAAAGAAGTTTGATGGTGACAAGAAGAAAGCCGCAGAAGAAGCTGTACGTGAGACGCAGCTAATCAACGGTGGTGCCACACTAGAAACTGGCCCACGGTACGCCCGTGAGAGTTTAGGTCGTATTGCGCTGATGTATAAAGCGTACGGCATACAGATGTACTACACGATGTTTAAGTCTGGTAGACAAGCTATAGAGAACTTTTTTCCGGGCAATGACGCTAAGAGCAGAGAGCTACGTAATGAGGCTCTGAAACAGCTTGCCGGTGTACATTTATCTGCTCTGTTCTTCGCTGGGGTACAGGGTCTACCGTTGTACGGTGCAGTCTCCATGCTTATTGACATGTTTAGAGAAGACTACGAAGAAGACACCGACACCATGCTACGGCAGTACCTAGACAGTGAAGTGCTATTCAAGGGCGCTCTGTCTGAAATAACTGGGGTTGATGTATCGCAGCGCGTTAAGCTGACCGACCTGCTATTTGAAGCCGACAGATTCAACAGTGATCCATCGCCAGAAGAAGAGATTGCTCACCTGTTTGGTGGCCCTGCATGGAGCATCTACTCACGAGGTAGAGATGGCATAGACAAACTACGTGAAGGCGAGATAGAGCGTGGTATAGAAGACCTAATGCCGGGCGCTGTACGTAATGCTTATAAAGCTGTTATCAGGTACCCGAGGGATGAGGGCATTCTGACTCGGCGCGGTGATCCTATCTACGATGATCTCACAGCCGGTGATTTGGCTACGCAGCTACTAGGGTTTCCGCCCGTCGATTACACCAGACAAGCGGACGAGACATCTACAGCTAAACGCCTAGACATAGCTGCGAGTGCTAAACGCCGTGACCTGCTGAGACGTTACTACGTTGCCAAGAGATTCGGTGACAGAGAAGGTATGCGTGATGCACGGCGATCTATGCGAGAGTTCAACAAGTCCAGTGCCGTGCGCCGAGATCGCCAGAAACGTATAACAGGTGACACTATTGATAGGTCAATACGTGGGCACGAGACTCGTTCTGCGGAGATGCACAACGGTACAACGCTATCGCCATACATGAAGCGTACGGTGGATTCGGGTGAAGGGTTCTTGTAAAAAACCCCCTTACCGCAAGAAGGGGTGGTTACGGTAAGGGGGTAGGAAGGCGATAAGACCTTTCAGCAGGAGACCGGACGACCTTATCAGGGCGGATCGTATCACACCAATCTCCAGACGCGAACCCCTAAAAAACGACCTTCTAGGACGCCCTTGGCTCGTATATCCCACTCCATCTCGTCCACGCAGATGCGTTTAATCTGCTGTAGTGCCTTGTCCGTGTCGATGCACGGCACAAATATCGAACTCCCTACCACCATAGCACCCCAGTCCACCACGATACGTACCCCGTCAGGGTTCAAGTCGTGCGTCTTGAGGGTCATCATCTAAACTTTCTCCATCTTCGTTAGTTGCATTAAACACCTTGCAGTCAACTATCAGCACTCTATATGCAGGCATGGCCGACCCTATGTGCGTGCCTTTACCTAACCGCATAGATCCACGCTTACCACCTAACTTGTTAATCAGGTCGCTCGTGAATGCGCCGTAGTTAATCTGATGTGTGGCGCACCAAGCCTTCAAGAACCTCGGGACTAAGTACGCCTTCTTCGTGTCCGTCTCGAACCGCGCTACTAGCCTACCCTTCGGTAGTGCATCGGGTATGACGATGCTGTCCAACCCATTACCGGAACCACTACGCAGATCGTCCGTGCTCTTGATTACCAGTATGTTGTTATAGTTTTCAGTCAGGTAGTCGTTAAGTGTTTGTTCTACTGATGACCCCATATCGTTAACCGATTGCAGGTTTAGTTTAAGTAGGTTAACAGTCCACTTAAATAAGCCCTTCATGTCGTAGTCGATTAGCTCCAGCTTGTTAGCGATGTACGCCCCAGCTAGTGTGGTAGCAGCTCCGGCAGACCAGAAACGGTTTTCTGATGTAAGCCCTGCCGCCTCGTCAATCTTACGCTGAAACCCAAGTACGAGCTTCTTAACGTCTTCTAGGTTCTGCATGACCCACTGGATATAAATAACCCCAGCGTGCCCATAGTTTTCTTCGATAGACCTATCGAACGCATCCGTACCTTTCTTCTCCTCCGTGCTGGAGAATACCCGCTGCGCCCTCCATTCCATTATCCTCTGCGCCTCTGCTTTCGGCGCTTGCTTTTCCGCTGCAATACGTTCAATGACACTGGCGTTGCCTGTAGTTACACATGAGAGGTGCCACGGCTCGCCACGAGCACGTTCAAGGTTAGCCCCACCAGCCATACGCCCACGCTGTTCCCCAGAGGATATTTGATACGCTAAGTCACTTAGCTGCTCACTTTTCTCATTGGTCAATTCGTCTATGTAAAACGGTAGGTTGTGCAGCACCTCCGAACGATTAAACTTTATCGCGTCGGTATCCTTTGCGGTTATCATCATGCCTTTCTCAGCACCCCACACCGAACCCGCTACCCGTATAGCTGCTGTTTTGCCGCACCCACTAAGTGGGCTGTGTATGTGTAACGCACAAGCCTTCTGAGGCAAGAAGGCCATTAACGGAGAGCCAAACGCTGTGCTTACAACGTACTGGTGCATCACAAGTTCGGGCCGCGTGTTGTAGAAATTAGCCATCTTTTTCCACGCCTCCAGCGTACCTTTCGGTTTGAGGTATGGGATTAGTGCGGCTGTCGGTGTGGACGGTGGGTTGTGGTCAATACGGTCTGCGCGTATTTCTTTGTTTCCTACAACAAAAGCGTCCATGTTCTCGTCTACCCAACCGAACTGGCGACGTGCCGTGGCTGCTGTAGAGGTTGCTTGTAATTCGTTTACCCAAGTAATCATATATTGCATCAAATCGTTTAGTTGAGGGATGGCAACACCTTGCATCGCCATGTTTTTTCTAAATTCTTCTCGTGAAGTGACCGCCGTAAGAGGCATCGTAAACTCACGTACACCGTCTTGTGGCAGGTGTATCCTACAAACTACAGACTCCCCGTCCTCTATATCTAACAAACGCTGCGTAATGTAAATGTCGTTATGGTAGATGACGTGCTCATCAACTTCCCCGTCTTGGCTTATGTTCCTGACATAGACACCGCCGTTCTGACCACGGAAGTATGGGCGCGGGTAGACTGGTATAACGTGTTGTGTAGAAAGATCTTGGTTTTCCAACTTTTCAAGTAGCGTACCTTCAACTGTTTGTAGTTGCTGATCTTGAAGATCATTTACATACGTACCGTCTTCATTGGCTTCTGCTTCAGCCACCTTGCGCCCTAGCACAATCGGTGAACTGATCTTACCCCAGTGAGGGCATTCCGTGCAGATACCGCCTTCATTCTCGTCAAATGTTGTGCAGCGGTACGGCCCCTTAATTAGATCCAGCTTCTTTAGCGTTAGCTCTGGCGTGTATTCGGGGTGTTGGTTTGAGATCTTGTGCGCGGCTTTCTCACCGTCTTCGCAGAACTTAGCGATGGACAGACCTGCCCTCCACATAGGTTCACTCGTTTCGGCTTGGCCTTTTATTATGCGGCGTAGTTGCTCACACCCGTTACCGTTCTGTGCCTTGAGCAGTATGGTTCTGAACTCGTGCTTATAGTTCTGAATGATCGCATCGCGTAAGCTCGCTGGCCCCTCCGCAGGTACGTACTTCTTGGGAACTGGTATCGTGTCCATCCCCAGCTTACTGGCGAAGAAGTCAAAGTTAACCGTATCAGGAGTCTTACCTATGACTTCTACTGGCGCAGGGGTATCAGGTTTGTGGTTATGCGTACCCACTATGCGAAGAACCCGCGCTATATCAGCAGGTACTGCGGGGTCTATCTCAAGCCCGAACTCTTTGCACTTAGCCTTGAACTGGTCAGCCACTACCTTCCACTGCTCTACAGCAACGGGTTCAGATAGCACCCAGTAAACGTGTATGCCACGACCAGAATTAACGATAAGAGGTTTTGGTAGTTCTAGGGCTACGATAAATTCTTGTAGCCTACGTAGCGCCTCCCCCTGTGTAGCGAACCCCTCGTTCTTAGCTACTTTGTCTTCGCCAACGTCTAAGTCTAAGAAGAATGACTTAATCTGTTTAGCGTCATCACCTTTGCGGGTACCTTCTTCTTTGAAGTTACTCATCGCAAAGTACATGTCCCACCCTTCACTGTCGTGATATTCGGCGGCTTCTGCTAATTCATCTGTTGAGTGAAAGTATGTCTGCCGTACCCCGTTCGACGCTAGGCCGTATTGTAGAGCGACGTACACACCTTCTGTGGGTAGTACCCACCGTAAAAATTCTCTTGTATTCATGGTTGCACCCAATGCCGAGAGACACTATGGCAGGGATGTCGGCGCATCCTTTTCGGCAAAACCTAGCCATAGTGGAGTGATTGTTAGTGGTTAGTCATCCCAACCGTCAACAATGGCACTCAGATCGTCGTCATCTTCCTTGGGTGCGGGGGCAGATTTCTTTACGACCTTCTTGGGTTCCTCCACTTCGGAGGTATCTGGCTCATCGCCAAATATATCGTCAGAGTCATCGTCGTCTAACGCGACATCGGTGCTCTTGACACTGCTAGTAGTATCACTAAACGGGTTATCAGGTTGTGCTACGAAGCCGCCTTCCACAACACCGAAGGGCGAACGTGACACCATCGGCACGTATTCGATCACCTGTACACCGCTCAGACGTAGGCTAACGCCGTTGTCACGCATAGAGTACGGTACGAAAGTGAAGGCAAGGTTCACGGTGCTACCGCTGGTCAACTGAAAGTCCGCTGGCAGTTTGTTGTTCTGCGCGTCCACTTGTAGTGGTGGCGTGGTCTTGTCGGTACCGTAAGCACCTTTCAACTTGCACTTGCCGATGTAGTTACCGTCATCGTCCTTCTTGAACGGTAGGGCAAACTTATCAGGCCAGCTCTTTTCTTTCTTAGCTTTGTAGCCCACTGCCATTGCCTTGTACAAGGCTTTGGCTTCGCTTTCAGACATCACGAAAGACATAGAGTATTCCGCGCCGTCGTCCAGCGGGTCACACTTAACAGACCCACCCTTACCACCATTCGCTTTGTTATCGAACTTGTAGGTAGCGTCGAGTCTTGGGTAAAGGGCTTTCACACCCTCGATTGTGTAGTACATATTTGCTTCAGCCATTGTTGGTCTCCTTAACTTAGGCTATTTATTGTGAACCCTTCAGTCGCAGCGAAGGGCGAACCCTCGCGGTTGTGGGGCACGATGTCGAAAGCAATCGCTGCTAACGTGTCATCGTCATCCACCATCAATCTAACTTTCTGTAGTTCCTCTTCTTCCAACGGTCTTTGTGGGTAAAAGAACAGCTTTGGTACAGGGCTACCCGCATCGAAACTTATCTTTGTCACCACTGCTGCACTGGGCGTTCCATGCCCACTCAAAAATTTGGCGTAAGCCTGTAGAGGCATAGAGCTTCTACCTTGGGCCTTACCAAATATGGATGAGGCAGGTACCTGTAGTTGGTACACAGTGTCTAGTGCTTGCTCTTCAACAATCGCTAGTCTCTGACTAAACCTACAAGCCCTACCCCCTCCAGTGCCAGAACCTCGGACGTTATTGGTGCAATCAATACACCGCGTACTCTGTCTCTGGTCTGGCGGCACTTCAGGTGCGGGTCTCTGGGTATCGTTCGACCAGCATGTCGGCAGACGTTTGGCGCTAGGGTCGTAGGCATCTTTGTAATACGAGCGAGCTACTGTCGCTGCGTTTACGATAACTACGTCTATCGCCGTACTGTCCGCTTGCTGGTCTAACCCAGTAAACCTATTACCCTGTATGCTGATTCGGCGCACTATACGTCCGCATCAGGATCAAACGCTGTGGGGTCAAAGTCATCCACAACAGCTTCTTCCGTTGCTTCTTCCTTAGATGCACCACCCTTTAACAGAGCTTCTGCGATACTCGCCAAGGCGAATCGCTGCGTTTTACCTACCTTGATGTACGTATTCTCTGGAATTACGCCATCCCTCACCCATTTACGGGTCGTGGATAATGACACACCAAAGTGCTTTGCGACATCCTCAATCGGAACTAATTGCTCCATCACGCTTTCCTTATTGTGAGTGCAAACTCTGCGTCTACGTTCAAGCCCTTTGGCAGAAGGTCTGGGTTCTCTTCCAAGAACTCCCGTACGTTCTTCTGATTCAGGCGCTTATCTAAGAACTCAGGTACACCATGCTCAAGAATGAACTCGTGCATGTGCTCCCAATCGCTAGTCCAATACTTCTGCTTAACCGTACGGTAAAACGTACCAGCATCGGTCTTGACGCTTTTGATGTCGTTCTCTTTCAAGTAACTCAGTAGCGCACTCTTTATTTTATTTTGCTGATTGACTAGCTTGTCATCAGCCTCCTTAAATTCCGCAGATAGGCGTTCCCGTTCAGCCTTAATCTTGAGGTAAACCCCAGTCATCTTGCCTAGTGGCACACCGTCTACGTCTTTTGCATCAGCCATGATCTTCGTCCTTCCATTGCCGAGAAAGGTAATATAGTGGTAGGTAATGGCTTAATCAAGTATTTCTTTGTAAAGATCAATAATTTTTGTATGTGTGTCTATTTTGTTATCTAGTAATGCGTACACACGCTTTTCTATGTGAGATCCTTGTAACTGTACCACTGTGCACTTATGGTCTTGCCCCGCTCTGTGGATGCGGGCGTTAGCCTGTGCGTATGTTTCTACCGAACTGGTTGGCCCCCACCACACAATTGTATTAGCAGCGGTCAACGTAACGCCGTGTGCCGCAGCTTGCGGCTGGATGACTAGCACTCGTGGGGTATCTGTCTCTTGGAACTCTTTGAATATGCGCGTGCGCTCGGTGGCACTGACAGCCCCACTAATGACCTCGGTAGGTATCTTGTCCTTGCGTAGCTTGTCAGTAAGTAGCTGGATCGTATGCTTGAACGGTACGAACACGAGTACCTTCTTACTGGACTCGTCAATTACCTCACGTAGCACCTTGTATCGGTGCTTGATGTCGAACTCCACCACCTCATTGTCATCGGTGTACACCGCACCAGAACTGATTTGTAGCAGCTTGTTCATGTTGACCGCTGCTGTAGCTGCCGTGACTGTCTCTTCCGCAGCTTCCATGACCATGCGGTTCTTCAGTTCTTTGTAATACTTCTCTTGCTGACGGGTCAGCGGTACCTCACGAGTTGTGTACACGATGTCAGGTAGGTCAAGACACTCTTCCTTGGTAAACCGTATCGCTGGTTGCAGTGCACTGAATACTGTCTCGGTGGCATCGGGCTTAGGCACCCACTTGAAGTTAGTCACTTTGTACATGACTTGATCGCGGAACGAGCCAAAGAAGCGTGGTACAGCTTTCGGGTTAACAAGTTTAGCCAGACCGTACGCATCCAGCGGACTCTGTGCAGCGGGTGTACCCGTCATCATCCACAGCCACGTATCAGGGCTGAGTAGCCTGTTGAGTGTCTTCCACCTGTCAGTCTGGGCATTCTTGTAGTGCGTGGCCTCGTCCACAATCACTAGGTCAAACCCACCGTTGGATATGGCGTCCGCTACGATTGCCACCCCGTCATAATTTATTACTACGAACTCCGCATCGCTTTCGATCACAGCGGTTCTTTTCTTCGCTGAACCGTGCGCTATATCTACCTTGCGGTGCATAGCAAAACTAAACAGGTCTTCTCGCCACGCCGAATCCATAATAGATAGAGGGCAGATGACCAGAGCACGTTTGATGCGGCCTTGTTTCATCAGGAAGTCTGCTGCCCAGATAGCACTGGCGGTCTTGCCTGTACCCTGCTCGTTGAAACAGAACGCACGTTTGTTGAGTGTCAGGAACCCAGCCGTGGTCTTCTGGTGCTCGAACGGTTTGTACTTACCCGTCCACTTATACTTGCCTTCGATGGGCGATGGCGCTTTTATGTTTAGATTCTTGAGTACGTGGGTCTCGTCTACGCCCCAGTTAACCACCACACGGTTACCTGATAACTCCTTACTCTTTGGTATGACCTCGGTAACTTTCCGTGGATCACGTAGCCGCAACAGCAGCGCCTTGTTGTCTATTACTTTCATATACCCTTCATGCAAAAAAGCGCGAAGTGGGTGTCCACTACACGCGGTTAAAAAGCCCGCCATGCGACCACACCGGACGGGAACGGTGCCAACAGGCAGGAAGTCCGCCTTGGTCTAAACTGTTATTAACACAGTAAGAAGAAAAGACAGTACGTTGATCGCCACGACAATACCTACGCCGACCAATATGCCCGTCTTTACGTCGTCCTTATTCACTGCCTACGTCGAGGTCTATGCCCCGCCTTCTTGGGCTTCTGCCCGTTACGGCTGCGATTAGCACTCTTGCTTTCTATCCGCACGCCGTCCGCATTACTACCACCACGACTTAACATCTTATTGTGGCTTACGTCTCTACCTTCCCTCTTATCCGCTCTGCCATCTTTGTTGGCATCACGACTCGTTCTGTCCATAGCTCGACGCGCACGCTGCCTCTCCATCCGCGCTTCGTGTGCTTTACTGCCCACTGGCGGGTTCTTCTGCTTCTTGCGGTCTGCTTTGTTTTTGTACGGCATCAGTTCTTTCCGTTGTGTGGACATTCCAACACTGGACACCATGCTTTACATAGTCCGCTGGGGTTGGGGTTCCACGTATCGTTCTCAAAAGCTGTTTCCATGTCGCTGTATTTACTCAGCCACTTAGTCCACATCTTCTCCTCTTCCTCTATGGTGTAGCGATCCCTTATCAGGTCGTTACTTACCACAAACAACAGCCCAGCCCGAACGGTCTCCACCTCGGGGTAGTGCTTGAAGGTAGCCAAAGCCATAAGCTCTAGCTGCCCTTTGTCAGCATATCTTGCCGACTTGCCGGTCTTGTAGTCAATCACCCATGCAAGGTTGTCCTCGCGGTTCAAGATCACAAGATCGGCAATACCTCGGAACCAAACATCGTCAGCAAAGAAGCTACACGCCTCTAAGTCTTTGGTTAGCCCCATCTTAATCTCGCATAGCTTCTCACCTTTCTTGGCGTTCAGCGCATCGAGCATACCTTGAGCGTAGCTAAACCGTGGGTCGAGTTCACCGCCGTCACGGATATATTCTTCCGCAGCTTCGTGAAAAGCTGTTCCATACAACGTAGCCTCAGACTCCTTGAACGGGTACTGCTTGAGCACCTTCTCATGGTAGAACTGCTTAGGGCATTGCTGGAATGCCTTGATCTTACTGAACGACCACGGCGCTATGCTCATGGAGAATCAAGTATCAGATTTAAGTCACGTAACTCAGCTATAAGTAGTGCCATAAGAGCGTGGTCAAATGTTATATCTCTATTGTTCATGACTTCTTGTAAATATGTCGCATCGTCTATGACGGCATCAGCGTTGTCACGCCGCACTAGCTTTTGCTGCTCTTCCCGCGATGTAAAGTCCATTACTCACAGTCTCCATATGTGTATGCCATACCACTCTCACATTCAAGTGGTAACCCCTTAGCCCATGTCGGGACGTACCTCATGCACTTCTCGACGTACTGCTGGGCTTGTATCGCTTCAGACTCAGGTACACATGCGATAACTGAGTCGTGAACTGTCAGTACCGCTCGGTACTTATTATTTATTAGTAACATCTGATCGCCTATCACACAACGTGCTAAGGCTTGGCAGACGTTCTCTATCACCTTGCCACCGTAGATCCGCGTTCGGCCTCGGCGTGTCTTGTAACTATACTCTGTCCCCTGTGAGTTATACTCTCCCCTGAGATCCTCATAACGCATCAGGAGCTTAGACGGTAGACGTATAGATCCCCGGTCTCCTATAACTTCAACCACATCATCCTTACCAAACTGGTAAGTAGCACCGTTCGCCATGTGCGAGATCATGTTATGGGCTTCTCGCCACACATGACTGATCTTCCAGTTTGTATCACGGTATATGTTGATAATCCGTCGCGCTTCATCAAGTGATATGTCCGTACCAAAGGACTTCAACTGCGCCTGAAACTTAACAGCGCCCATGCCATAACCGGCACCCAGTATCGTAGTCTTACCTACAAACCGCTGATCCTTCGTTATCTGATCTTCAGGTACTTCGTAAATCCGTGCCGCCATCTTGATGTACACGTCTTCCTTTTTACGGAACGCATCGGTCAGGTCATCCTGCCCAGCGAACCACGCCAACACTCGCGCTTCAATCTGCGACGAGTCACAGTCTATGAGTATGTAGTCCTCGGGAGCGATGATACTTCTCTTTAACATCTTACCGTTTGGCCCACGGCTCGGTAGGTTTTGCAGATTGATCTTGTCATCCCCACCCCACCTGCCAGTGTGTGCCGCATAGTATCGCACAGGAACCGGCAGAGTTCCGCGATTGGATATGTCAAGGAACCGCTGAGTACGGGTCTCTTCCAACGTACTTTTGTTGCCCAACCTAGCAGCGACTAGCGCCTGCACTTCTGGGTTCTCGTGTTCGGCAAGAGCTTTGAACCCTTCATCAGTCTTGGCGAATGCGTAGGTTTCTTTTTCCGTGGTGGGGCTGACCTTGGTAGGTGGTTCAACACCTTTGGAGCGCAGCAGATCAGCAAACTTGTCGTTACTCATCAGCTCTTTCTTGTCGGTCACGCTAGCATCACATAACAACTTATCTTTATGTTCTTTGATCTTCTCAAGATGTTGGCCCAGTAAGTCTTGATCTAGCTCCAGCATAGGATGTATGAACATACGCAGCGTACAGTCAATGATCCTGAGTTCTTTCTTGGGGAACCCCTGCTTCATAAAGATGCTGAACAGCTTATAGGTAAGCTCTACGTCGTTGATGCAGTAGTCGCCGTAACGATCTAACTCATCATCAGTAAAGTCTAGGCGGCGTTTGTCCAGCGCGTTGAGTATCTCAGTACCCTTGGCACCTACGTTGTATCGTTCCGCAAGCGCCTTGAGACTTCCACCAACTTCCACCCCATGTACAGCACGGGCAATACAAAGAGTATCAACCCAAACCCGAGGGCGAATATCAAATAGCCAAGATAATATAGCGCCATCGAACATAGTGTTGTGAGCCAGCACCATACTGTTAGCCCAGTCAAACTCGTCAAAGTATTCTTTAAGCTCTTCGTGCGTCCCAGAAGCCCATTCGGTGTAGCCATTGTTTACCTTCACCCCCACACCCACGATCTCGAAGCGAGGGTCGCGGATGTATTCTTCAGTTGTCATCTTGGTCAGAGAGAAGTCTTTACTATAATACGTCTCGAAGTCGAGCGTTATTAAGTCCATGTTTTACCGTCCTTTTCTGTTAGCCAGATGCGGTGTTCGCCGTCGTTACTGATCTTACGGCTTGTGATGTTCCAACCCCTACGTCTGGCAGATATACGAAACGCACGTACCTTGTGCCCGTAGGGATCGTCTACTACAAATGAGTCCCCCAGAGACATACGCTCTAACGTGTCTTCATAAAGGCGCTGATGCTTGTATTGCTTATCAAACAGCAGCACCCCTTTTTCGATCACGATTTCTTCTAAGTCATCGCTCACTCAACCCTCCAGATACGAATTTCGCTTCTATCGGCTGACCCTCGCATCGTCATTTTGTAGCCGAATTGCGTTCTAGCCGCACTCCTAAAGTTTTCAGCCTGTTTAGACACTAAGATGTCCCTACGGTTTCTAGGCCCACGTCTTGTCGAGTCAACAGGAAACGCAATGCTGTCACCAACCTCCATAACCTTTAACAAGTTATAGAATTCTTCGTTGCGCCTTTTGCCGCTGGCCTTCTTGGGTATTGGCACATGCTTATCTAACTTCAGCATCATGCCTCCTCCTTTTCTACAACGCGGGTGACGATTACGTCAGTAGTGACGGGCTTGCGTATCCAATCACCCCAAGTACCACGGTCATCTATGATCCTGTACTGCGCCATCTCTTCGTCTTTGGCTTCCACGACCACTTGACGTTCCACAGTCTCAGAGAAAGTTACGATAAACTTTTTCATTCTATCCTCCACACCCGAATGACGCCCTCGTCAACTAAAATGCGGGACGATATTTCTTGCCCAGCTTTTTGTGCTCTTTTCGTAAAAGCGTTTGCTTCGAGTGAATAGGAGGGTCGTTTATCCTTCCCCGTGGTTTTTTCGGAAAATCCAAATGCCACACTGTCGCCCACCTGCCACGATCTAATAATTTTTTCGAGGTACAGGTATTTAGTGTTTCGGCCACCAGACTTACCCTTCGGCGGCATCGGTAAATTTTTCTCTATCTTCGGCTCCACCTTAACCCCCCAACCGTTTGATCTCAGCGTCGATGTAGAACCGGATCTTCTTTGCATCGCGTAGCTCGTCGCTGTGAGATGCCTCACCCATGCGATAACACGCACGGAATATCTCACCGATTTGCGCGTTCATGTTCTTGTATGAGATTAGATCCTGTAACTCCGCAGCCCCAGCAGGTAACTCGTAATAGGATGCAGTGCTTCCGTCGCTAGTTACAGATTCGTGTTTGTCGTCCTGTACCAGTGTTTGTGGTAACTCGTTTATAAGATCCTGCCTGCTATCGTTTGCATATTTGGGTGTAGCTTGTTCCCTTGAACTTGTTTCCCAGTTCCTCTTAGCCAACTTCCATTTGCGTAGCCACTTACCAGCATAGCTCTCGCTTACGCCTACTTCAGCAGCCAGAACTTCAGGCGTGGCGTACCCGTTCTTGTTCAAGTATTCAGTCACCATCGCCCCCTTTACCGCTTTGCGGTTGTACTTCCGTTTCGTCATCTCGGTCTCCTAGTTAAAAATCAAACGCCAACTGGCGCTCATCTACCTCTCTTTCGTTGAGGATGTCTGCCACTGTGTGCAGGTTCTCCTCGTTCACTACGGCAGCGATTCCACCCGCCGCCCTAATCTGGTTTATGTTCATGTCTTGCAGTGGCGTTGTCTTACCCTTCCCCGCCTTGCACTCAATCCCAAAAAACTTACCGTTGTAGCACCCCACTATGTCCGGCACACCACTCCTACCGTAGCCTCCGGTCACGGGGTAAAAGTAATAAACACCTAACTTCTTTAGTGTCTCCGCTACCTTCTTCTTAACCTTCGCCTCTGGCGTCATCGCCATCGCGTACCTCCTTCAGTAAATTAGTTACACTCAGCGTGAGTTTTTTCATCTCACGTTGGTTAGCTGAAATAGCTTTGGATAGGAACTGCAAATCGTCCAGCATCTCCATTGTTGTTTTAGCAAGATTCTCCACCGCCCGTAGGCCCGTAAGAACTTCCTCCAGCGTCTGCTCATCAACCTCAAGCTCTACGCTTATTTTTGCCATCCTGTTTCTCCGTGGGCACTGGTATCAGTGTCTCGTTATCCGTAAACCCAAAAGCTATCCTGTCCCGTCCGCAACCCCACTCCGGCTACTTCAGACTGTTGTGGCTCTAACATATTCAGAACCACCAGCTTTTTCCGTAGGTCTGCCGGTAGGGTTTCCATACCACGATAAATAGGTTCGTAGGGCGAGTCAACACATTCCGTACCTAAACAGGTTAATTTCCACACATCTGTATTAGGGTCTACCTTGATGTGGTAGATCGGCCCCTTATGTGTTAACTTGTTTTGGTTACCTAGCGTGGTGGCTATGTCCTCGATCATGCGTAGCGTCTCGAAATACTTAGCAGACATAGAACATGTCCTCGTCAGCTTTCATACCAACGCCAGTCACGTAGTCACCTACGGTAGCCATATTCAGGACGCTGATCTTGCCGATCAACTCCCCGTGCTCATCGTCTTGGGTACCCTCGACGTAGCGTTTGGGTACTTGGGTTGCGTCTACCGCACTGTAGTATATTCGGTCTATCTTCTGAGCCTCTAAGATCTGACGGCCCCTGTAGTCCTGACATACGTGCACAAACGTGGGAGTCGCCCCGACGGATTCTAATTCAGCGTTCTCTTTCTCGTGGCGCAGTACCTCTTCGACCTTAGACTTTACGTCCAAATCTGTTATCTGGTGGATCATACTCTGAAGCGTGGCAAACGCGGGGCTGTGCCCTGTAACGCCCAAGTCAGCTAGTGCCTCGGTTCGTTTCTGTGACGAGGCGTATATCAAATCGCTACGATTTTTATCGTAAACACGAGCATGTATTGTTGACATTTCAAGTGCTGACCACTCGACCAGTGCTGCCGCAGCTTTCTTCACCGCCGTGTTTAAGTTCTTACTCCACTGCATACGATGTTCTGCGCTGTGGTCTGCGTACCTTTCGTTAGTGATCGTGCGGCTGCTAACCGCGAACGTGCGCCGCACATTAGGCTCCAAACGATCAATGAGCCTACCTCGCGCAAACGTCTCGTGAGGGTAGTACACCCAGCAAGAATCCGTAATGCTTGTACTGAACTGCACACCGCGCATCTTCTTACGCAGCGCATCCTGAAACTTCTTTAGATTTGGCGATGGTTGGCGTGGTAAATTCTTACCATCGGAGTGCACGATTTCTTGCACCCGCATTATGAACTTATTGTGCATCTTTCTTATGTAACTCATAACATCATTCCTCTTTCGTTGTTGTAATCAAACCACAGGCCACGTTGACCCATTGATTGAATTGTCTACGCACTTTTCTCTTATCTCCTTGCGTAGTAATGTATCTTATATCAGATCGTAGTGTAAACAAAGCTAACAGTGGTACACGTAGTGTATGACCATCTTCCATAATAATACGTTGTACCTTGTCACCGTCATACTTGTTCACGCCAGACCACGGCCCACTCATCAGCACCTTTTCATCCCGCAGTAGGTGCTTGACTGCGCTGACATACTCCCAGTCTGTTACGGGTAGCAGTTGTGCCATCACACACCCCCACTCCCAGAACGCATCAAGGTAAGGCTTTAGCTCCTTCTTGCGTTCTTTGTCTACGGCGGTCTTCACATGTCGCTCGACTGAATGTGCACGACCTTGCCGTTGTTGGGAGTCGCGTGTTGGTTGTCGATCACACACCACAGAGTTGGGCAGTCCCATGTACCCCAGTCACCGAACAGGTAGCCATCGGTGAAGATGATCGTTGCTTGTGGCTTGATCTGATGTCGCTGCATGTACTCGACCACGCACTCAACATCGGTACCGCCGCCACCTTTAGGTCTGGTAGATTGGGCCAGCGTGTCTAGCTCGTGCGTAGCGTATGACTCGTCACCCACAACCTCGTGACCCCAGTACAGTAAGCGAACCTTGTCGGGCTTGACCGTAGTGCAGATCGACTGAACTTCTGACAGGAACACAGCCAGATCGGAGTCGGGGATAGACCCTGACGTATCAATAGCAATCACAAGCTCATCGACCTTCTCGCTGATACCGCTGGGCAGATAGACACCGGCACCAATGTATCGACGGTTGGGACGTTTCCATGTGGAGTAGTCGTTGCCAGTACAGGTTGTCTGGATGAACTCGCGCAGTACCTCACGCCAATCGACCTGCAATTGCATAAGCTCATCGAGTAGACGGTTGCCCGTAACACCTGACTTACTGGCTATCATGCTGCCCTGACGTATCGCTACGTCGATCTCTTTCTCAAGATCTTTGACCTCATCGTCTGACAGGTTATCTGCGCCCTCCCAGTCATGGTCATCGAAACCCCGTGGCTCGTCACTATCGCCCTTGCCGTTAGGTGGGGCTGGGTTGCCGCCACCACCTTTGGGTGGTTCCTGCGTACCATCATCCAATGCCTTGAAGATCACGGCAGTATCAGACCATGACCCATCGGGCTTGCGGAACTGCTCATCGTATAGCCCGATCTGGTTGCCGTCCGCATCGCGTGGCATAGCGGCGAAGCCGTCCTCTCGGTTCTCATCGACCAGCTTGCCATTGATGTTGTAGTCGCATGACGCATTAGCGAGGTTGTGGTTCTTGTCGTGCAAGTGTTTCCACGTTATCAGGTGCCGGTACATCTTGTGATAGCACTCATGCAGTATCAAGAAGCGAAGCTCGGCATCGGTCAGGGAATCAACGAACGCTCGGCCATATATCTCGTCACGTCCGTTGGTACATGCAGTCGGTACGTCATCGCTGACAGTCTTGTTGCCCACCATGAGTACACCAGCCAAGGCCATGTACCGTGGGTGAGCAGTAATATCTATCACTGCTTTGGTGATCCGCTGCTCGGCGGTCAGTTGTTGGTTTAGTGCTAACATGTTATCTCCTTATACCTTGTCCGCTGCGAACATGTAGTTGTTGTCCATAGCCCATTGAGTAAACAGCTTGTTCTGCATAATCATGGACTGCTTGGTCTTGTTGTATTTGCTGGATCGAACGCCGTTGGCGAACAGACCTTGGGCTTCCTTGTCCAGCCGGTTGATGTATGTCATCCACGCATCGGCCCAGTCACGCTCCAATGCTGACAGTGCTTTGAACACCACCATGCAGACAGCAGCTTGGGATGTTGGCACCGTGGCATTGTCAGGATCGTTCTTGATTGACTCCAATGACGGTAGCTGGTCAGCCAGCTTGAGGAATGACATGAAGTCTGCGGCGGCTCGGGTACCGATGGTACCAATGAGTGCTGCCTGTAACGTGTCATCATCTAGCCCCTCACGGCGTTGCAAGATGTCACTCGCTGCGTGTAGTGAACGTGGCGTGCAGAACGCAGCCCGATCCACAGCTTTGGGATGAAAGATGTACTGGTTGTCATCTGGATTCGGTACATCGCGGAAGTCTTGCATGACCTCGGGAGTTTCTTTGGCCCAGCCCAGTATTGTGTGATCGACACCGTTGCTGATGCCCCACTCGACCCACTCCATAGCGGTGGGCTTCTTAGTCTCGACCACGGTGATACGGTTGCGGGCATGTGCAGGTAACAGATCACCCACACCCTCGCTGCCAAGGTTAGTCGTGGCGAACACGATAGAGTCGGGGTGCAGCGTGTAGCTGCCGATCTTGCGTTCGAGGATCAGACGTAACAGGGCATTCTTGACTGCGGGGTTGGCCTTACCGAACTCGTCAATCATCAGGATAATCGGCTTGTTGTTGTGGGCACCCAATTCCTCGTTGGTCAGGTACGTCACATAGCCAGTGCCGTCATCCAGCTTGGCGATGTTGGGTATCGTGATGTCACCCAAGTCCTTGGTCGTGCAGTCGAAGTAGCATGGCACATGATCCGGTCTTGCTGCTGCAAGTGTGGTAAGTAGTGATGACTTACCTGTACCCATGTGGCCTTGAAGTAGAACCGTCCGATTGTCACCGACTGCTAGGATCAGCGATTCGGCTTGGTCGAGGTTCAGTGCGTAAGTTTGTTGTGCATAGCTCATGGCTATCTCCTTTCGTTGTGTTTGTTATAGGTTCCTATAACTTTGTGGTTGTTAGCGTTGGTTGATGGTAGGCGGTATCGCCCTGTTGTGTCCTACTATTATACAGGGCGTACCACGTTAAACCTAGAGATCTGATTACAGATCCAAGGACGGTAGTTTGCTGATGATGTCTTTGACCTGCTGCTGTTTGTCCAGACGTAGCGTCTCGCTGTTCTTGAGCGCATCGGTGTTCACGCCGTACAGCGCATCCTCTAGCTGGTCTGCAATCGCAGTCATCTGGGTGTCACCAGTCAGGTTGAAGTCACGCATCATACGTATCAGCTCCAGCGACGTGTCGAAGACGCTATCGTATAACTTGTTATATTTCTGATTACCCTTGGCATCTAGCTCATCTTTCGGGGATAGCTGACGCAGCACAGTCTCTAGGTTCTTGTGTAACCGCGCCCAGATGTCATCCATCGCAGACTCGATAGCCCCACGGTAGAACGAGTCATACTGTTGCTTGAGAACTTCTTGCTGTTCGTTGGGTATGTCGAGTCGGAAGTCACCGGCCTCGGGCAGTGGTTGAACAGCCAGATTCCATCCGAACTTTCTACGCAGCTCGTCAACCGGCGGGTAGTCATCGTGACTAAACATGTTACCTAGTTCTGCCATCGCGGTGGATGTACGCCACTGGTACGCATCCTCGAACAGTTGGTACAACCGGCGGAACTCTTGCTCCAGATCTGTCATGGTGTTCTGGTAGTCGAAGTATTGAGATGTCGGCACCAGACGTAGCCCCATGTCAGACCACGGCAGGGTCATTGCGTAGTGGGTGTTGCGTGCGTTACCTACAAACTTCTTTAGGTCTTCCAGTTCAGTACAACCGGCGAGCAGGTTCTTGTTGTAGTTACCGGCCTTGGCTGACGCGCCGTTATCCGCTGCGACCTTACGCGATGCTGACTTGTCGAGCTTACGCGCAGTCCACGTTGAGATCCTTAGCTCGACCAGCACAGAAGATGAACTGATGCTGGGTGCGTTTACGGTTGGGCCTTGGGCCAGTTGGTGGATGTTGTTTGCTTGTTCCATGTGGAACTCCTTATCGTTGGTTTTGGTTAAAAGTTGCCTTCGGCTACCTGCAAACAGGTTATGCCGTTGGATCGCCACATATCGACCACACGCTGGCGGTCATCTACTGCAAACAAGATGTTGCTCTTGTCCACGGTTTTCAGTATCTCGTTGAGCATGTCCTGTTTGATGTCTTTGTCAGGGTCATGCCTACGGTTGTCAGGACGCATCATCAGGTAGGTATCCAGATGATCCTCGACCATTCGACGGTACTTGGGTTCGCTGCGGAGCTTGTCATCCATCACCAGACTCAGGAATTCTTCCACCTCACAGCCATCTAATAAGAAGTTACGGGTAACCTCGCGGAACTGTTCCATGCGTCCGGTGCAAAAGATAACTTGGGTCGGATCGAAACGACTCAGACTCATCCACAGTAGGCTTACTATCGGCTGGTTGGGCGTGTCGTTGACCATCGCTGCATTGAAGGCATCAAAGTCCTTTTTCTTGCCGGTGACAAAGTGCCGCCGATGTTCGATGTCAGCCAGTGTGCCGTCGATGTCAAAGATGATAGTCGGCATGTTCTCTAGCTGCGGCTTCTCTGGGTTGCCCCAGATGTTTGGATCGACCTGTTGTACAGAATCAATAAGATCTTTCATTTTCATGTGAAGTTCTCTTTGTTGGTTTGTTATAGGTTCCTATAACTTTGGGTTAGTGAACTGATACGAGCACCGCGCTCTTGCGTAGTGCCATGAGGTTGACGGTGCCGTGGCGTCGGCAGTCGAGATACTGAACGCCGCCCTTGATGTACACACGCTCGGGCATGTCGAGCAGACGGAACAGCGCATTGAGTCGGGACTGCGTGGTGCGCGACGGTGCTAGTACCTTACGCCCGTTCACATCCTTCTCGTATCCGCCACAGGACACCCATAACTTCTTTACCCCATCTTGATTCGACATGGTGGCAATGCGGTTGCCGTGCAGTAACAGGTCAAGGTTGCGGGTGGCGTGGTTGAACACGGACTCGGTGTTAGCCATTGATTTGGTCTCGCCCTTGATGAACGCACCGACTATTTCTTTTCCTACCTTACGCATTGTTGTTCTCCGTTTCGTTGCTGTGAAAGTTATAGGCTCCTATAACTTACGTGGTCGCCGGCCCGGTGTGTGTAGAGAGTTCTGTGTAACACAAAATTCTCCTTCCCTGACCAACAAGACATATTATCGCCTATATAACGTGTTATGTCAAGGAATGTGGTTTGGTGGTGTCAAGTGGTAGGAAGTGTAATGTTACGTAATGTTACGCAATGTTACGTCCTATGGGCCGGTAAGTGTTTGATAAATAAGCAATGTTGCATTATTGCGTTTTTGGGGGAATTGAGAGGGTCAGCGTGCGAGTGTGTGGGAAAGGTAACATTAGTTCTGTGTAACGAGATTTTCTACAAGTAGACCCTCTCGATCTACCCCGTATACACATTTTCTCAAAAACGTAACATTATAGATAAATATATAAATATAGTCTTTTTTCTATAGTGCAGTAATCCTAGCTAGTCTCAGATACCATTAGATACAACGAGGATAATGTTACGTTTTGCCTCTCAAAAACGTAACATTAGGGGAACATTACGTAACAAACGTAACATTACAGAATGGGAAAGTTATAGGAGCCTATAACTTGTTATGCGTGACGCGCAACGCTACGTCTGGAACTGGTATCAAGGGCGACGTGCGACGGACGCAACGCAACGGCAGGAACTGGCTTCAAAAATTTGGGGCGAAAAAAAGCCCCTCCGAGGAGGGGCCGTTGGTTGGTTAGGACAGGCTGGCTCTGAATGCCGCCAGAAG